AGACCTTCATCTGCTGCGCCAAAGTGAACGGCTTGCCATAGTAGTTGGAGCCGTGGGCGCCCCGCTTGGTGATGTCCCGGTAGGAGTAGCCCCGGTAGTATTCGCGCTCTGCGAGTTCACGGTCAGGCGGGAAGCCGAACACCATGCTGGCCACCATAGTGTGCGAGTCGCCGCCCTCGACAGCCGCGATGTAGTTCTCGTCACCCGATAGGTAGGCGACGATGCGGGCCTCGGCGCCCTGCTGGTCCGAGTAGAACAGCATGTAGCCGGGGTCGGCGACGAAGCAGGTGCGCGCCTCCTTCGGGATGTTCTGCAAGTTCGAGCCAATGCGGAACGGATGCTCGCTTGACGAGAGGCGGAACGTCTCGGTGCCAGCCACATTGAACGCAGCGTGGAAGCGGTTGCTGGGCGACAGCTTCTTCGACAGGAACTCGATCTGCTTTTCGAGGTCCCGAATGCGCAGGATGTGATTGGCAAAGAGGGCGCCACGCGGATAGTCACGGGCAATGCGTTCAAGGATTTCCCGGTCGGCCCCGACCTTGACCTCGCCCTTCTTGGACTTGGTCTGCTCGGGGATCGCCAGAAACTCATAGAACAAAGTCTGAAGCTGGGGCGTCGAGTTGTGGTTGACAGTCGTGCCGAACAGGCTCTCGCACAGGAAGTCGAACCGCGCCTGCACCTTGTCGGCCCGTTCGCGCAGGCCACGCACCAGCATGTCGCGCCGCTCGGTGTCGATCTGCACGCCGCGCCGCATCATGGTCATGATGGGACCCAGCATCAGTTCGCTGTAGCGGTAGGTCGTCGACGCCCATGCAGGCAGCAGGCCCCCGTCAAAGATTTCCTTGAGGGCCATCGTCTGCATGGTGTCGAGCGCGTTGTATACGATCTCCTGATTCTCAGGCGTGATCGTCAGGTTCTGCAACTGGAGAGTCTTCACTACTGTCCCCCTTGAGAAACGAATCCCGCATACGGGACATGATGTGAAGCGTCAAGGGCGGCCCATCATAGTTCTTGATGAAGGTCCGCACCCTGACAGGCTCGATGCTGGCAGCAAGGCAGATGCCCTCGAAGTTCTGGGCAGTCGTGCCAAACTCCGCCGTGATCCACGCCTGTGCCTGCTTCTTATGCACAATCCCTTGCGGGGTCTTCGGCTGGGACGTGGCGTCGATCAGGGCCTGAATAATTACGCTGGCCCAAAGCCGGCGGATCGCAGCATCGTCGTCGTTCATGTTAGCTCTTCATCGCTTCCAGCGCCTGCTCGTAGCGATGGTCGTCCCTAGCCGTATTCAGATCGTCGATGACGAACAGATAGAACTCGGGCACGCTAAAGCCGGCCGCCGCTTCAAGCTCGCGGTGCAGCTTGTTGGTGTTGCTATTGCGGGTAGCGTCGCGCAGCCATTCCATCAGAACCTGCTGCATCTTGTAGCGGGCGCTAGCCGCAAGGCCATCAGCCTCAAAGGTAGCGCGGAATGAAACCGCAACTTCAGCCATTACTCTCTCCTGCGTTGGGGCGTCAGTCTACTGAGCCGCCCTTGTTGAAGTCCTTCTTGGCCTTGGTCCGCAGATGCTTCCACGCGCGGGTCGGAATGTGGAGGGAGGCGAGGAAGCCCAAGCTCTTTTCCCATTCCGGCTGCCATGCGTGGTGACGAAGCATCGTGTCGAAGATCGGGCCACGCGGTCGTATACCGTAGGCATCGAGGTAAGTCAAGTCATAGGTGGCGTTATGAAAACCCCACGCCAAGTCATGGCGGCTGGCCAAGAACCGCAGCCACAACCAGATGTCCAACTCGTCAGCCTCCGACCACACCGACCTGTAGTTGCGATCTTCAAGGTGGACGTACAGGCAGCAGCCTGACGAGGTTGCCGCCGAGAACTCGGTGATGCGGCACGACTTGTTGGTTTCGACGTCGAACACGATCTCGTTACCAATGTGCCTAGTCGAAAACTCGTAGAGGTCGGCGACCGTCTCGGGAATGTAGACCGTGCGCGGCCTGTCCTCGAAACGCTTGCGCGCCTTGCGCATCGCCGACACCACAACGGGTCGCTCGTTCCACGCCATGCGGGCGAAGATGTTGGGCGCGTAGGTCGGCACCACCTGCAACCCCTCGACGAAGGGACTGTCGATGTGGGTGCCCCGGAAGGTGTCGATCTTGGTCTCGCCGGTCAGGCAGAACATGGCGTGCTGCCCCATCGTCAACGCGATGTCGAAGCCCTTGAGCTTCTCGACCAGCTTGGCCTGATCTTCCTTCGCCGTGGACGCCAACTGGCCGCCCGTCTTGTCGCCAGCAAAGAGGGTGTGCCACTTGGCAACGTAAGCGCGGAAGGCAGTATGAATGACGGTAGGCTTGAAGCCGGCCGCCTCCATCAACTCCTTGATGACCTGCCACTCCCACTCGGAGAAGGGCTGGCCCGACGCCGCGTCGATGGACGGCCAGTCAACTACGAGGGCAACCTTCATGCGTCGCCCCGCTTCTCGTTCGCCTCAAGCTCGGCCACGATGATGTGGGTCGGCCGGTAGTCAGTGCTGGGAATGATGTGCGGCTTGCACCCACAGTCCATCGAATCGAAGTGCGTGAAGCCCTTGCCAAGGTCGCGGTGAATGACCGTGAAGCTAATGCTCGACGGCGCCCGGTACGTCCTACACATGTTTCGACGTCCTCTCCATTTCGAAGGGGAGATCAATAAGCCGGTGACCATAATATTCGAGCAGCACGTTGATCGCCTCGATGCGCTTCATGGCGTGCTGCAAATCCTCCCACAAATACGTCTGCTCGTAGTCCTCGTAGATGCCAGTCACCGACTGTTGCATACACTTGAAGATAATCTGTGCCTGATAACGAAGCAACTGATGGAAGATCATGTCGGCAAGTTCGCTGCCGAGTTCGATCTTGATGAAGTCTTCGTCAACGGAAGCGACGGTCGCAGTGTTGTTAGACATTGCTGATCTCCTTGCGGCGCTGGATTTCGCGGTCGATGTACCAGCGCGCCTTCTTCAAATCCTCGATGCCACCCTTGAGATCTGCGCGCCACACATACTTGATGGCGTTGCCCAGACAAAACGACATATGTTCGGTGATCTGGATGCACTCGATACCCGACGGATGCGAGTTGTAGTGGACCGGCTTGTTCACCGGATCGTAGTCGCTCATGGTGTACCTCCGCTGCCTAACACTCAGGTCAGCTTCGTAGCCGGTAAGAAGACGGCCTTGCTCCACGGTTCGCGCTCCTTCAACATTGCGTCAATACCATCTGCTGCATGGACCGCACCGACCTCGCGCAGCCCATCAGCCGCCTGCTTCAAGGCAGCCACAAGCAGGTTCCACTCACCGTTCAGGTAACCCACCTGATCAATCCACGGCAGGATGTCGCGGTGTGCCTTGCCAAGATCGTCGGCAAGACGCTGCCTCTCACCACGCAGCCACTCAATCTCGTCGGCACCCGCCTGCATATGCGAATGAATAACGACGTCGGTCTTGGTCTCGTCACCACCAAAGACGCCTTCGCGCAGCCGTTCCACGATGTCAGTCACGCTCGGCCTCCTTTTCGAGGCGGGCACGGCGCGCTGCCGCCACGATGGCCTTGGCTTCTAACCGGCGTTCTTCTGCGGTGCGGGCACAAGGCCGGTCGCAGGTGGCGTTGTCGCCGTGCGGATCACAAAAGCAATGCTTGTCCATGACAGTTCCTAGCGAGGAAAGACGGGACATTGTAACGCTTCACCGCGCCCGGTGCAACCAACAAATTCAGCACCGAGTGCAGGAAGGCGAGGCAAGTCTGCACGCGAACAAGACATATGCTCGACGCGGGCACCGCGTGCCAAGATACGGCGATGCTCCAACATGGAGTGAACCTGACAGGACTGAAGGTCGAGGTGCCACGTTACTTGCGGCAGCACCCCGGCCACATTGCCTGCCAGCAGGATCAGCAGGACATACATCTAGCTGCGCTCCTTGAGTGCCGCTTCGTAGTCGCGGGCAGCATCAGAGGTGGTACGATAGGGCACGCCGTGACATGCCCCGCCGACCCCGTTGATGACGAACCACCAGCCGTTGCGCTCGACGATCTCAGTGACAAGTTCGCCGGCCGCCGCCAGTTCGTTGGTGATGCGGCGCCGGAGATCGTGCGCCGTCACCGTGTCAGTGGCATAGACATCAATCTGCATGGCCGCCCCACTGCTCTGCCATCGCCGCAGCGATGCCGGCGTAGGTGGTGCTGCGCAGCTTCCACCGATCCTTCGAGGGCGGCATCTTGTGGATGCGAGCTTCACGCCCCTCGACGATGTTAGTGGGCTTGAGCAGAGGCAGGTTCTTCAGCCACAGACACGTTGCCTTGGTCTCGCCGTGGCCAAACTGCCAAGGCTGGATGATCTGGTCAGGCTTGCGGATGCGGCTGCTGATGATGCTGATCGGGTTCTCGATGGCGATGCGAGGAATACGTGCATCCATCAAGACGCGCACAAAGTTCAGAGCCATGCCCTGCTCGACCCGCTTGTCCTTGAACCAGCGGGCGCCGGAAACGGCGAGGTGGGTGCAGGGCGGATGGGCAATCATCAGGTCCCAGCCGTCGTCGAGGATGTCCATCACGCTGCCGTGGTGGTGAGGGCCGGGCCTCTCAGTAGGAAGAAGATCACAAGACCAGGCATCATGTCCTAGGGCGCGGAAGGCATCGCGGACAGTGCCGCTGTATTCGCAGGCGACGAGGACGCGCATCATACGGTCTCCTTGCTGCTGATGTTTTCGCGGTGACGCTGAATGGCACGCTTGACTTGAGCCTTGAAGTTGAGGGTGGACCGACCGTCAGACGGTGACCGCGAGAACGTGAACCGGAGTTCGCGTCCATTGACGGTGACGATAAGCGTGCCGTGCTTGGTGCAGTGACCAAGTTCGTAGGGCAGGTTCTCTTGTTCGAGGAAGTCCAACACTGGCTGGATGTGTTCACGGGTCTTGCGGTTGTACATCGTTGTCTCCAATGAAAAGAGGGGAGCAGGCTGCTGCCCACTCCCCCTGAGTTTCACACCACAGGAAACATAGCCGCTAGATTAGGCGGCCTTCTTGTTGGCCATGTACCACTCGACCGAGTAGTAGCGGTCGACCTTGAGGCGCGGCGTGTTGAGCGGCGTGCCATCACGGTTCTGCGTCTCGTGCGACAGGTTCACGACAACCTCGTTGCCCGGCAGGATGTCGAGGGCATCGCGGATGCTGTTGCCCACCGTCTCCGGGGCGATGCGAGACAGGCGCTCCTGCACATACGGCAGGGTCTTCTCAGACACCCACTGCGTATCACGCAGGCGGCACTTCGACAGGTCAACCCCCGTCATGTCGTTGTCGTGCATGGCGTCGAGCAGCGTGAACTCAAGCTCGATGCCCTGCGTGCCGGAGTTGGCCTTCACAATCTTGGCCGCACGCACAGTGGCAATGTAGTCACCGGCCGGCGCCTGACGGAAGGCGGGGCGCTCGGAGGCGGTGTTCTCGATCACGGTATCAAAAAGGTCAGCCATAACTGTTCTCCACAGGTTGTGTCCGCTAAGGACGAGGCGGCATATACATCCGGGCTGCCACCCCGTCAAGTCCTGCCCGGAAATTTCACATTTCGGGGTGCGGCTCGTAAATCATGCCGAGCCTATCCGCAACCTCTTCAGGCGAGCAGTCCACAACGACGCTCTGCCCGCAGCCATATGCAACGACGGCCTTGCCCTTATGGTCCTTCGACGGGCCAATGCTATGGACAGAACCGACGTTGAGGTAAATGTAATTAAACGGACGCGGGTCACACGTCATAAAAATCAACAAGCAGTGCATGTCACTTGCTCCCGGTGAGACGGTTCATCATAGAGGCGAGGTCGAACTCCTCGACACCCTTGATAACATTAGGCGCGCTCGAACGCAATGCGGCCTTGTTGGTGGCCGACGTCTTGAAGGTGCGCTTGCCGTCACGCCCCACTTCAAGGTGCCAGATGTCGGAGAAGTAGGTCTGCATCTTCTTCGAGAACTTCTCGCCGACGCCGACCGGGATGTCACGGGCGTTGCTGATGATCTTGCCCTGATCGTCCTTGTCGCCGATCTGCATGATGTGCGTCAGCACAATGACGGAGGCACCCATCTTGTTGCCGGTGAGGTGATCGAGGATGGCGCTGTAGTAGCGGCCAGCCACGTTGTAGAGCGAGCGCAGATCACGCTTCGTCTCCGGGTCCTCATGCGCAGCGAGCAGGAGCAGGTCGCCAAGGAAGGTGCCGCTGTCGATGATGACCACATCCTTTGCGGTCCAGCCCGACGACTGACCAAGGTCCTCGCCGCCCGGCACCTTCCAGTGTTCGAGCATCTTGCAGAAGCGCCGCAGTTCTTCGAGCGCCTGCTTCGACGCCTGCCCGGTCGCACCGGAGAACAGGTTGGTGCTGGTGATCTTGGCGGCGGCGTAGGTCGAGACGTAAACGTCAGCCGCATTGCTGTTGAGGTAAGACGAAATGACCCGCGTGTTCTGGTCGAAGTCGTGGATCATCAGCCGGTAGCCGGCGTTGGCTCT